AGTCATTACTTTTCATTTGAGCGGAAACAACTCCTGTCTCATCTGTATATACCGCTAATTTAGCAAAACCTAAATTGATTTCATTATATATCATTGTGTTGCACCTTTACATCTAGGGTTCTTAACACGTTGTGTGTTAGGTGTTAACGCTCTACAAGCTTTCAGTGTTTTCCAATAAGTCTCAGTAACAGGACAATACCACAAGAAACTTTTACCGTTACGAACCTTGTGTAGTATCCGCATACCTTGTTTAGGGTAAGGCACTATTGGTTCAAAAAGATCGCCAAAGAAATCACTCAAAAAAGAGACTGTTTCGTTACTCATTATACAATCTCCCTTAAATCATCTGGGTCAATACCGTCTGCAAAGTAACCTGTTTCAACTTTGTTAGAGTAAAATTCTTTCACACTTCCATCATCATTTAATAGTTGATTGCCGTCCTCATCAACTAGATAGTATGTAATATCCCAAATACCTACAGTATAATTTTTACCCATTATCTTTAACCCCCTCTTTCATTTCTTTAACCTTGTCAGATATAGCGTCTGCTTTGTTTTCAATATTCTCAAACATAGCTATTATCTTTTTGGTTGTCTCGATTTCTATTTCTACTCTTTTTAGTTCCTCATCTTTTTGCGCTATCTCCATTTGAAGACGGGCTAACTCCATTAGTTGATCCATTACTTTTTCCTTTCAATAAATAATACCAACGAATGTAAAATACGTGATGTAAAAATCAATGTCAAATACTTTTATTACATCGTTACGTTGTAAGATTACAGTATTATATTGTATCTACAGCAACACAAGACCTCCTAAATAAAAAACTGAATAATATCAATGACTAATCCGAACAAGTCAACAAACAACTGTAACACCAGAAGCACGAAAATGTTTTGAAGGCTGACAATTTTAAAGGCTGACAATTTTGTTTTAAGGGCTGACAATTTTGTTTTAAGGGCTGACAATTTCATACGGACAACTCTTCACATTGCAAGGCATTACTTTAGGTTTGTTGGGTTTGTTTTTCTTGTAATATAATCTTATACTACAAAGTTTACATGTCATTCTTCTTGGCATTTTTTTCCTTTTTAGTTTCGTAGTATTGATCTGGGTTCTCTACAAACTCATCGTGGTTGCACATAATACACGAAATAGGTTTTAAGTCATCCCAATGTACACAACCACAATTAGTACAAGTCCACGTATTCCATCCATCAGCCATTATTTAGGGTACTCCATTACACCATAGTTTAAATGTTTTCTTAAAGTCTTACGTTCTTTCTTGTTACCTACAAATGTAACATAACGATGCTTACTACTTCTAAACACTCTGTCAGTTCTGTCTCCAGCATGGTGTCTAGGATGTTTACCGCCTTTAGCTCTCATGTCTGTTCTTGCTTTAGTGCAACCAGTATACAACCAGTTAGTAGCTTGATAGACAATACCCTTATGATCTTGCGCTGTATCTGCATAGGATACAACTATTCTAGGCTGGGGTAACAACTTCAAAGATCCAGCTATTAACATGGAAGCTTCGTTCTTTATATTGTTATCAAGCACTAACCTATTGAGTTCTAACACTTTATTTTTAAACTCTTCACCACATACTCCTCTACACAAAGGTCCTGATGCTGGTGATCCATAGGTAATAGTGCCGACAAGATTTTCGTGTAAAAACAAACCAAAGGTAAAACTTATAGAAGGTACACGATGTAAGTAATGAACGTGTAATATTCTATCTAGTGCATCCTTACGTTCTATCTGTCTAACGTTATACATCTACACTGTAAAGAGTGTACTTAACTGTTATCTCCTCACCTTTTTGTATGTCTTTGATGGTTCTTAAACAAAGTCTATCTGTTACAAGAAATAGGTCATCAAGCGGATAATACGTTGAGCAATTAGGGTCATCACTGTGGTTATAAAAACCACCAAGAGGTGTTCTTACTATCTCTTCACCTATAAATATATGTGTTAACCCTAATTTTGTGTCTTTGGGTATATTGTTTTTTGCAAATAAACCTAGACCATGTATTTTGCTTTTCTTTATTGTAACGTTGTCTGGTAAGGGCGTGTAAGTCATCAGTGCATTGTCTCCTCGTCATCGTCTAAAGCTTCATCTAACAACTCGTCTTGTAGTTCTTGTTCACTGGTAACGATAGCTTCGTCCATCATATTAGATAGCTGGTTCAAGATAAAGCTGACTGTATGCATACCAGAGGGAGACTCTACTAAAATTTCGCTGAATACAGCGTGTAAAGCCCCATGCAAGATGATTTGAGTATCTTTTGGATGTTTTCGTGTAAGATCTCGTATTGCGTCTAGAACAGCCTTATGTGATTGTATACAGGCTTCTTCGTTATAAGGTCGTACTGATTTTTTACTAATAGTCATAGCTTAACTCCGTCCACCAAGAGGGTTTATCACTGTAAGACCACTTTGCAAACCTACGCTTATCGCCTTTGTAGTAGTTACGATATGCTGTTATAGTATTGTCGTGTTTGTAATGATCTGGCATACACTGCGGAGGCTCTACAAACCTAGCAAAAGGTATGTTGCGTGGTAATACAGCAAGCATCTGCATTAACGTAAAAGACTTATGTGTTTTCTTATACCGTCTTACGTACTCTTTATTTAAATACCTAAACAAATTTAAAGCCCATTTGTAGTTAGTTCCTGACGCTCTAACCCACTTAGCAGATGGATGATTTTTATGCACTGTCTTATACAGACCTCCAGTATCTGCAAACTCGTCACCATCTAACACACGATGTGCTGTAGATAGTAACTGAGCGGTCTCTAATATCATCTTGACAACGTGTTTATCACAATGATCTTTTGCTGATTGTTCTGGACAATCTGATAAATAAAATATGTTCATACTGCTACATCCATTTTTATACCACGACATTTTATCCACTGCAACGTATCGATGTTAACGTACCGATAACCTTTTGTTGCTGATTCCCATACAATGAGATACTTGTCGTTTGTTGCGGATCTAGAACCACCTTTAAGATGTTTTGTTACACCTAAACGGCCTGTTAGTATTCTATCAGCACCGTTTTGCTTTTTAAACTTGACGCTAAAGAAACGATTACCGACATGGCCTACAAATAATTTTTTAAAATCTGACATTATTTTTCCTTTTCAAATAAAAATGCTTGACAACACAAATTCAAAGCAACTATAAAGAATAACAATTTGGATGTCAACTACATAATATTAATTATTTTGAAAGGGAAAATATGACGAACTTCAGCCAAACATTCGCAATGCCTAACAAAGCATGTTCAGAAATAAAACCAATTAGATTGTTTATGGAGGATTGGATAAAATCAGTTTGTGGTGAAGATTACCATGATTTTGATTATAGGACGGCTGGAAGTCTTGCTGTTGTTGATCCGTTTGCAAGAAATTGTAAACTAGGAACAATAACGAACGATCTTAATCCTAATACGTCTGCTCAATTTCATATGAAGGCAGAAGACTTCTTAGATCACTTATTAGAAAGTAACATTAAAGCAGATGTTGTTATATATGATCCACCATACAGTGTTAGACAGATTAGTGAATGTTTTACTGAGGTTGGTATTAAAGCAACGCAACAAGATACTCAATCTACATTCTATACTAAGCTGAAAGATCGTATTAGACCATTAGTTAAAACAGGAGGTATTGTTTTGTCTTTTGGATGGAATAGTATGGGTGTTGGAAAAAAAGGTTTTACTTACGAAGAGATTATGTTAGTAACTCATGGCGGTATACACAATGACACAATATGCGTAGCACAAAGGAAAGATTGATGACAACATACATTCTCGATATAGAGACAGATAGCCTTGACGCAAAGGTTATCTGGTGTGTTTGTGTTAAAACATTAAACCATGATGAATGGGTTGTTGCAACTAAACCAGAACATCTATCGTTTATAACACAAGACGATATACTAGTAACACACAATGGCATAGAGTTCGATATACCAGTTCTTAACAGACTGTGGCGCACTGGTATAAAACTACCACAGATACGTGACACTCTTATTATGTCGCGTCTATTCAATCCAGAAAGAGAGGGTGGACATTCGTTAGGTTCTTGGGGTAAACGTCTTGCGTTCTATAAGTTATCGTTTGACAATTTTGAAGGATTGTCTGACAATATGATTGAGTATTGTAAACAGGACGTAAAGCTTACAGAAAAACTATACATACATTTAAAACAAGAAGGTAGGAGTTTCTCTAGAGAATCTATAGACTTAGAGCATAACATTGCACATGTAATAAACAAGCAGAAGGAACATGGTTTCTATTTAGATACTGACAAAGCAAGCAAACTGTATCAGGAGACATACACTAGAGCTAAATCTATAGAACAGGAGATTAAGCTTGAGTTTAAACCTAAAGCTAAACTTATTAGAGAGGTAACACCTAAGATCAAAAAGGACGGTACGTTATCTAGTGTTGGTCTCAGAGATATTGACAATGCTTGTAATGTTGTAGGCGGTAGCTTCTCATTGTTTAAGTACGAACCTTTTAATCTAGGAAGCCCGAAACAGATTATTGAGAGATTGAACTCTTGTGGTTGGAAGCCTGTATTGTTTACGCCTAAAGGCTCCCCTAAAATATGTGAACGTAATCTTGAAACAATATCTGACAATGCTCCAGCGTCAGCAAAGAAACTTGCAGAGTGGAAGATGTTGGAGTCACGTTGGAAGACTGTAGAGGGATGGCTGAAGTTTTGTGAAGCTGACAATCGCATACATGGTAAGGTCTTTACAATGGGTGCGGTAACAGGTCGCATGACACACGCTGATCCCAACATGGCGAATGTCGTATCATCTGAAAAACCTTATGGCGTTCAGTGCAGAGAATGTTTTACTGTAGGTGACACTGACAATTATAGTTTAGTAGGTATGGATGCTAAAGGTCTTGAACTTAGGATGTTAGCACACTATATGAATGATCCAGAATACATTGACATTGTGTTACATGGTGATCCACATACTGCAAATCAAGAAGCTGCAGGTCTTACTACAAGAGCGCAAGCTAAGACTTTTATATATGCATTCTTATATGGTGCTGGAGCAGAGAAACTAGGTACTGTAGTAAACGGTACAGCAAGAGATGGCGCACAGCTTAAAAAACAATTCCTGTATAACATGCCATCTCTAAACAGATTAATTAACAAGGTACAACGTGTGTGCGAAAAAGGCAACGTAAGGGGGCTAGATGGTAGAAGAATATTTATAAGACATCAACATGCATCTTTGAATACTTTATTACAAGGTGCTGGAGCAATAGTTTGTAAACAATGGAGCATATGTATGCACCGTTATATTAAGGCTAACAAGTTAGATGCTAATCTTGTGAACACTATACATGACGAATTACAGTACGAGGTAGCTAACAGCGATGTAGATGAAATCGTTTTAGGTGCTGACAAAATGATGCAAGAAACTGGAAAAATTCTTAATGTAAGATTAGAACTTAACGCAGACGCGAAAGTAGGTAAGACATGGGCAAGTACGCACTAGAAGAAAAACATGGTAAAAAAGCAGAAGACAGGTTTGAAGAGTTGGCAATAGATAGTGGATATGAAGTTACGCAATCTTCCAATTACGACAACATGGCTAAACACATAGACTTTTACTTACAGCACTCTAAAGGTATAGATTGTTTTACAGTAGATGTAAAAGCTCGTAAGAAGTCAACAAGATCTGATTCTTCTTACAACGATGAGTTGGTGTGGATAGAGTTTCATAACGTTCAAGGAAGAAATGGTTGGCTATATGGTGAAGCTGACAAAATAGCTTTTGAGAGAGAAGATGATTTTGTTTTAATACCCAGAGTAGGTCTAGCAAAATTCTGCGAGAAAGCAGTTGCACCTTTTTTTGTTAAAAATTCTACCGATGCAATCTATAAGTGTATACAACGAAACGGTAGGAAAGATGTAATCAGTAAAGTTTTGATGAGTGACATCATCGAAAACGTTGACAATATTCTTCATTGGAAAAAAGATGTTGACAGCGTAAAACAAGCAGTGTAGACTGCTTAAACCTTAAAAATAGATAATAGGAGAAAATCTATGATAGTACGTGGAACAGCGAAGTGGGCTTCAGTTTTTGATGTAAATGAAATGTCGGGAAAGTATCAAGTTGATATATGCAATCTTGACAAGGAAACAATCAAGACGCTGGAGAAAGTAGGTCTTTCAGTTAAGAAGGGCGAAGGCAATAAAGAAGACCAAGGTATGTATATTACAGCAAAAGCTAGTAAGTACAGACCGAAGGTAGTAGATAATCTTGGAACACCTATGGATGGAACTGTGCTTATCGGTAATGGTTCTAAGATTAAAGTGTCCATCAACCCTTTTGATTGGACGTTTAAAGGCAAATCAGGTAAGAGTGCTAACCTTAACTCTGTAATGGTATTGCAACTGGAAGCCTATGCAGGTGCAGGTGGCGATGTATTAGAACCTGAAGAGCTAGATGACATTCCGTTTGATGTCGAAGACGAAGAACTTTAAATCTTCATTTCGTAAAAGTAGGTAGGGGTAGTGGATAGGAGCTATCGGTGCTAGAGCGAGGGACGGGGCTACTAGCATAACTTTTCTTTCAACGAAAGATATATTATAATGAAAAAAAGCATTGAAACATTAATACCAGACATACACAATCTTCTTATGGAAGGTAAAAAACAAGGTGTTGATGAGAAACATTTAAAAGAATTTTTCAACGCTTTACGTGAGGATATAGGTATATTCTTATCTGGAGAAAAACGAGATGGTAGTCCAAGATTACGTATGTCTTCTATTGGAAGAAAAGATCGTAAGCTTTGGTACGAATTTAACAGCGATCTTAAAAGAGAAGAGTTGTCGGGACAAGACAAACTAAGATTTTTCTTTGGTAATCTTGTAGAGTCTTTTCTTTTATTGTTGGCGCAAGAAGCTGGACATAGAGTAACAGACCGACAGAAAGAAGTCGTGGTCGGAGGAATAAAAGGACATATAGATTGCAAGATAGACGATGTCCTAGTAGATGTTAAGTCTGCTTCCAGTTTTGGATTTAAAAAATTTAAAGAGAATAACCTTATACACGAAGATCCTTTTGGGTACATAGCTCAGTTAAGTGGTTACGTTCAAGCAGAAGGAGGAGATAACGGCTATTTTTGGGCGTATGATAAAAGCAACGCTGACATGGTTCTTACAGAGATTGACGAACTAACCATGATAGATGTAGAGGATAGGGTTAAACATTTAAAGAAACTTGTAAAAGATAAAGATGCCCCAGAAAGATGTTATGATGATAAACCACAAGGTTCGTCAGGTAATCGCGTTATCGATAAGAACTGCGTCTTCTGCGAGTATAAGTTTGATTGTTGGAAAGACGCAAACGATGGGGATGGTTTAAGAGTATTTCTTTACGCACAAGGTAAAGAATATTTTACACATGTAGAAAAAGAGCCGAAAGTTGAGGAACTCATAGTGTAATGACAGAGCAAAAGGAAAGAGATTTAACTTGGTACGTTAAGTGGGCATCGTCTATAGTGCTGATGCTTGGTATGATCTTGACAAGCCAAAACATCTTCCCTTATAATCTATATGTACACTTTGTAGGATTACTTGGATGGCTGTATGTCTCTATAGTGTGGAACGATAGAGCTTTAATTGTTGTAAACAGTGTGGCTTTATCTATATTTACAAACGGAATTGTATCAGAATTAGTAAAGGGATAATACAATGGAATATCAAAAGACGCATCAACCATGTGCAGATTGCGGAAGCAGTAATGCGCTTGCAGTTAACAACGATGGAAGCACTAAATGTTTTTCTTGCGACACTTATCACCCTCCTGTTGATGAGTTGTTAGAAGATGACGAAGAAGAGGAACAACCTATGCGACATATAGGTGTTAAACCAAGTTTGTTGGAAAAAGGTAAATCTGTGAGTATACCTAATCGCAACATAACACAGCAAACGTGTGAGGACTTTAACGTTACTGTAGGTTCTGATGGTTTTAAACAATACTTCCCATATTACAATGAAGACAACGAATGGATAGCTAATAAGATTAAGTATTATGCTAACGAACAGAAATGTTTTATGACTACAGGTGATTGGGAAAGTACTGTACTGTTTAATCAAAACAACTGTAGAAAAGGCGGTAAGTACATAACGTTGTGCGAAGGAGAACTTGACGCTCTTGCAGCCTATCAAATGATGGACTCTAAGTGGCCTGTCGTATCTATTAAGAACGGAGCATCTAGTGCTATAAACGATGTACAGAAATCTTTTGAGTTTCTTATGAGTTACGACACTATCGTTGTATGCTTTGACAGCGACAGACCTGGAAGGAAGGCTGCAAAGCAAGTAGCTGAACTCTTAGCACCTAAAGCTAAAGTAGTAACACTCAAGCTTAAAGATGCTAACGATTACCTTATAGAAAATAAAAGCGATGATTTTGTGAAGCTGTGGTGGAACGCAGACAGGTATACGCCTGACGGTATCATAGCAGGAACAGATCTTTGGGATAAACTAAAAGAAGGTCCTGCAAAGACTGAAGTTACATATCCTTTTGACGGTATAAATAGAATGACATACGGCATACGTATGGGAGAACTTATTACAGTTTGTGCTGGAACAGGCATAGGTAAAAGTAGTTTTCTGCGTGAGATCATAGAACATATATTCGAACAGACTGAAGATAATATTGGTATGATGTTTATGGAGGAGAATGTTAGAACCACTGCAGAATCAATGATGAGTTTGTGGATAGGTAAACAACTACACTTACCGTCTACAGAATATACAGACGAAGAATACAAGAAAGCGTATGACGATACTATTGGTTCAGGACGATACTTTTTCTTTGATCACTTTGGATCTAACAGCATCGACAACATTCTTTCACGAATAAGATACTTTGTTAAAGCTGCAAAGTGTAAGTATATAATACTAGATCATATCAGCATACTTGTAAGCTCACAAGAACATACATTTGATGAGCGTAAAACTATTGATGAGTGTATGACTAAGCTTAGAACGCTTGTACAAGAACTTAACATATGTTTAATTACTGTGTCTCATTTACGTAGGCCAATGCAAGGGTCGCATGAGGAGGGTCTAAGCACTTCTCTTTCTGATCTCAGAGGATCTGCAAGTATTGGTCAACTGTCTGACATTGTTATCGGATTGGAACGTAACGGACAAGCTGATGACGAGATAGAAAGGCACACAACATACGTTCGCGTTATTAAGAATAGGTTTACAGGTCTTACTGGTCTTTGTTCTAAAATGTTCTATGACTTTCAAGACGGACGCATGAGAGAACGTGACCTAGAGCTAGAAGAAGAGGTAGACGATTAATGCCAATAATTTCTATGTTTAAACTAATGTCGGCTGATCTAATAGAAAATAAAAACGTATTGTTTATATACGCTGACCATCGTAAACAAGTAGGTAGTCCTGATGTTAACGACAGGTTCAGACACCTTCCTAATTCTCTTCCAATAATACTTAAAAAACATGGCGGTACTGATGTAGGTTCTTTTTGGAAAGATTCTGAAATGGAAATATTTAAAAGTGAATTTACAAAATCTTACGACAAAGTAGTACGAGCATTAAATCCTACAGTGGTTGCCGTAATGTGTAGGGAGTCTTTTGATCACGATGAGTTTAGTGTTGAAAAGATAAGAGAAAACTCCAACAAAGTATCTGAGTTTTTAAACTTTACAATGCTACGTTTTAGTGCTAGATATAGTCCTACACCATTAGGATTAGACCGTTGAACAGATTTAGATCAAACTTTGAAAGTAACTTTGCTAGGTTTCTTAGAGACAATAAGATTAAGTACGAGTATGAAAAAACTAAAATACAATACGTACCTAAAATAAGAACATACAACCCAGACTTCTATTTACAGGACTATGGCATATTTATAGAAACTAAGGGTTTATTCACATCACCAGATAGGTCAAAACATTTGTTAATCAAGGAACAACATCCAGACATTGACATACGTTTTATTTTTCAAAATTGTAAAAATAAGCTTTACAAAGGATCGAAAAACAATTATGGTGATTGGTGTAACAAACATGGGTTTAAATATGCCGAAGGAGAAATACCTAGAGCATGGCTAAAGTGACCGATATGGATGAAGATAAATTTCACGAAATGTTAGAAGCGGAGAAGGATCTTCTCAAGCCTAACAGAGTGTATATGGTTTTGGAACTTAATGAGGATATGGGTGATAATGTTTTTTCTATGTTTTGTTTGGACACAACGACTAATAGAGAAGATGGCGAAGCTAACGTTTGTCAGATACTTGGTAAGGGTCTTACGGAGTTAATCAGTAAAGAGACAGAACATGTTATGGATATAGGTATCGCTTCTATTAGGGATGAAAATGAAGAGATTGAAAAAAGTCAAAAGGTAGTATCACTAGATAGTTACAGAAATAACAGCGAAGAAGAAGAAAAGGATAACGTAACTTTAACATTTTCTTTTGAGGATAAGGATGATGGTGGAAGCAACAAAGATTGAAAAAAAGAAAGAAGACGAAGATCCAGTAAACAACCCGTCACATTATAATATGCTTGACGTTGAGGCTATTGATCTGATAGAAATGTCTATGACTAAGATAGAGTTTCTTGGTTATTTAAAAGGAAACGCTTTAAAGTATGTTATAAGATATAAACACAAGGGAAACCCAAAAGAAGATTTAGGTAAGGCGTTATGGTATTTAGAAAAGTTAAAGGAAAAAGTAGATGATTGATTTGCCAACAGATTATCAAAAGTTTATACACAAAAGCAGATATGCTAGGTGGCTTGAAGAAGAAAATCGTAGAGAAACTTGGAACGAGACAGTAACAAGGTTCTTAGATTTTATGATTGAACATGTTAAATACACAACAGACAAGGACATAAGCAATCACGATCAAATAAAACTACTGAAGAAATCTATACTAGGTCTAGAGGTAATGCCTTCAATGCGTTCTCTTATGACTGCAGGTCCAGCATTAAAAAGAGAAAACGTAGCTGGTTACAACTGTTCTTATGTTCCTATAGATAACCCTAAGTCTTTTGACGAAATATTATATATTCTTATGAACGGAACAGGAGTAGGTTTTTCTGTAGAAAGACAATACATTAACAATCTACCAACAATACCTGATCAACCGTTCGAAGATACGGAAGACGTTATCAGTGTTGCTGACTCTAAGGAAGGTTGGGCTAGAAGCTTTAAAGATCTTATAGGTTTCTTGTATACTAATCGTGTGCCTAAGTTAGACTACTCTAAAGTTAGATCTGCAGGAGAAAGATTAAAAACGTTTGGCGGTAGAGCATCAGGTCCTGAACCGTTGAAAGACCTGTTTAACTTTACGATAGGAGTGTTTAAAAATGCTAAAGGACGCAAGCTCTCTTCTATCGAATGTCACGACATTGTGTGTAAAACTGGCGAAGTCGTGGTTGTTGGAGGTGTCAGGCGTTCTGCTCTTTTGTCTCTCAGTAATCTTACTGATGATCGTATGCGTTCTGCTAAATCTGGCGATTGGTGGCATATGTATCCTCATAGAGCTTTGGCAAATAACTCTGTGGCATATACGGAAACTCCTGACACAGCTTCATTTATGAAGGAGTGGCTTGCGCTTTATGAAAGCAAGTCTGGTGAACGTGGTATATT